GCTCCGCCTTCACCGGGTGGGCCTTGTGGCCCCGCCGGGCCGGGAGGGCCTACCGGGCCTCGCTTCCCATCTACGCCGTCCTTCCCTGGCGGCCCTTGCAGGCCACGCGGGCCAGTAGGCCACGTAGCACCAGCGGCGAGAGCAAACAATCCCTCAATGCGAGTCACTGTGCCACCCCCTGTGCCTTCTCAATCTTCGCCTACGAATCACTAACCACCCACTCAATAGTATCATCGGGGATATTAGAGCCGCCGCCACACTCAGCGCACGCCTTCGACTTCGCTTCATTGTTCGCCGCAAGCTCAAGCATAAACGGCTGGACAATCACCTCCGGATCAGTAAACCCGAGACGCGCAAACTCGCCCTCCCTACCGATAGCGGTCTTACGGATAGCGCCACACACGCGCCTCCGCAGCGTCCCGTTACCGAGCATAACCTCACTCGTAATCAGTGCCATGAACTAGCCTCACTTCCAATAATCAATTTCGAGAGTAGCGTCAGGGTTGCCGCGAATATAAGCGTCACGGGAACTATCGTTAGTGGAAATACCGAAACCCTTATAGGTGCCGTTAGCGAACCCCGCACAAATCGCCGGATCAGTAATATCATACGTCACCCACGAATTACGCTTCACACGCTTAGACCCAAGATACTTCCCCAACCCCGCGTCCGAACCAAACGCCGAACGGCCATGAAGGTGAAAATGCGCCACACCACCCGTCGAACTATAAGTGTGCGCAACCCAAAAACCAAGCCGCACCTTCTCAACACGCGAACCGGAAAGATCACCCGGCATTCCAGCAAACAACCAAATACCCTCACGGTAACCAACACCAGGATAATACCCCTGGATAGCGTCAGCCTTACCCGACTGACGCCCACCGCCACGATAATACGTCGCACACCACGAAGCCTTCTTCGACAAATGCCTCCGCTGCTTAGGCACGACAGGCGGGGGAGCCGGGGCCGGTGTAGACGACTCCTCAGACGCATCCTCACGGAACACGCCCGACTGGTCAATATCCGGGCCAATATCCTCAACAACCATATCGAAACGCGCACTATCAGACGCGACAAGACGGTGAAACGCGCCAGGACACTCCGTGCGAACCAGGAACCCAAACTCGGTAGGCTCAGTCAGATTCATGCCACTAGGGCCAGTAGCAAAAACGGCGCTAAGGCCAGGCATGTGCCCTTCCCACTGCGTAGACGTGAAACAAAGATCGTTCAAACGCCACACTTTATCCCAGGAAGTCCACGGGGCCTGCCACCACTCAAGCCTCGCCCAAATATGCTTACCGCCAACACCCTTAGTGTCCACGCGCGCAGGCGACGTAGAAATACGATACAACCGCCCCGGCTTCAACGTGGGCCAAAGCTCAATAACGCGGGTCAAACTCTTACGCCAGTTAGTGGGGTTTACGCGCCTACCCCATGCGACAACGCCGCGCGGGCCGTCCAAAATAGCGTCAACATCCTCGAACTCGCGGCCCCCAATCCACAGCTTTTGGAAACGCCCCTCAATGCCAGTCACGCCACCCTTAGCGTCAATCGACGCACTGCCCGTGTCAATACTTGCCGTACCGTCACGACCGATATTGATAAGCTCGGAATCTTCCCCATTATCGTCCAGGCCATACGACCTAATGCCGTTCGAGTCGATCTCGATCCGCTGCCCCTCCTTCGCCGTGCGAAAAAGACCAGAGGTAATAATGTTCGCCGCAAGATCACCGATAACCGCTTCGTCAATCGCAGCGCCATTCGTCCGAAGGTTCTGGATAAACGCTTCTTGAATATCAGCCGTTCGCGCAGCGAGAGCCTGCACCACAGCCTCGTCAATATCAGCCTTATCAGTAATGCGAAGCCGCGAAGCATCCAGGGTAATAAACCTAGCAACCTCGCCAGCAAGCTCAACGACGTTTATCTGCCCAGCGCCGATCTTGCCCGCCGTGATACGCGACGCTTCAAGCTCGATCACCTTAGCGATACGCGCCGCTAGGCTACCGACAACAGCGTTAGATAGGTACGACGTATCCGTCACCGTCATATTACGGAACACGCCGTCAATACGGTCGCTAAGCGCTTCATCCGTGGCAGCGAGCTCACTCTTCACCGAACCCAACGCCGCTTCCGCTTCACCCTTCGCCGCGTCGATAGCGCCGTCAAGTGTCGCAAACTGATCCGCTAAACCATCGTCCAGCGCCTCACGCGCCTCCGCATCGCCAGCCTCGCGTGCCTGCTTCTCGTCCGCTACCGCGTCCTTCCACGCCTGCTCAGTCGCAGCAATCTTAGCCTCAGCCGCCGCAATCTTCGCATCAAACTCCGAGAAATCAACGTCGCCAACATTTTCGAGTTGTTCTTTCAACGCCGGGAGTTCTTTATCCCGAAGATTAGCGAGAGCATCACGCGCCGCGTCAAGCTCCCCCTCCGAATCCGCTAGACGCTTCTCAAGCGCCGCCGCACGCTCCGCCGTCGAATCCAACTCAACAGCAAACCGCTTCACACTACGCTCAACAACACCACTGCCGCCCGGCCTAAAATCGTTCCAAACAATATCCTCATCATCGTCCAGAAACTTTACGCCAGGCGGAGACGTAAGCCCCTTATCAAGCCCCTTACGGATACGCTTGATCTCATCAACAAGCCGCTCACCCTCGCTACGGCCAACAGACTTACGCGCTACCATAACTCCTCCTGCAAATGCAAAGTAACATGCGACGACGTAAACCCACCAGACGCGCGAACAACACGCACCCTATGCGAACCATCCGGGATATGGAAAAAGCCCTTACACGTCAAATCCATCTCATCACCAACAAGCCACCGACCGAACGCCGAACGAATATCAGACCCATCCACGGTAGCCGCAATCGACACCACAGTCGAAAGGTTCACGGCACGCCGCGCGTGCCCACGCAACGTCTCCACCTTCTTAATATCAGGGCGCGTCTCAGCAACCTCCATCAAAGGAATCCCACGCGGATACCCTTGAACAGTCTCAGCCGCACCAATCTCCACAGCCGCGCCCTCGCCAGCGCCAGAAACATACGCCCTCGAAACCATATCGTCAGCACGCGCGTTGATACTAAACTCAGAAACAGGGTTGCGCTGCGACGTGAGGTCAATAAACACTTTATGCTTCTGCCCGATAGTGGGCACCTCATGCGTTCCCGTCACCATAGCCCAGCGAATATGCGTATGCTCACTATCAGCCCACTCGGGACGGAACATAATATCAGGGCCGTTAGCAACCTCAGACAACTCAGTCAAACGCTTATCTATAGCGTTATTATTCACGTCATAGCCGTAGTAGGTTCGAGTATGCCCGTTAGCAACCTTAGACGGGACATTCGTAGCGAAACGGATAGGCAGAAACCCGCCCTCACGGGTAAGGCTACGCCTCACAATATCTTGCGCAATAAACGCTAAAGGGGCGCCAGTGTAGGTGAGCTTCGACGCTTTCATTGCCTTCACGTCCGCGTCAGACACACCAAACTGTTTCGCTAAAACAAGCCGCTTCTCGAACAAGCGGCGAATCCCAGACACATGGAACGAAAGCGAATCAGTGTACTCTTCCGGCGCGTCAGTGAAAGGCCCTGCCACAACAGGAACCTCCTCACCAACCCAGCGCCCCTTATCGTCACGCGGCGTAAAAGTGAACAACATTCCGGCACGCCAAGGCTCAAGCCACTTCCGATACACGCCACGGAGGGAGGACTTCTGAACAGTAGCCTGCACTTCCTCAACCATATTCAAGCGAATATCGTAACGCCCGTCAGTGGACATCTCGACCTCGCGCCCAATAGCGCCGGTCATTGTTTCAATCAAATACGCACGCCACATTACTAGAGAGCCGCCCCCAAGTCAAGAATCTCGAAACGATTACCGGGCTGCTTAGCTACGCCACCGCCGCCGTAAATAAACGGCTTACTTCCCGTTTGGCCGCCAGCGCGAAGCTCAATAGTATGCTCCCCCTCAAGCAGCCACGACGCATACGCGGCATACGCAGAGTTCCAGCGAATATCAACATCAAACTCGCGCGCGAAACGACGCTCGCCGTCCACCCATACTTCCCACATGGCAGAGCCGTGCTCGTCCGACCCCATAGACTGCGTGAGACGGAAATCCACATGCCTATCCGTATCGCAACGAATAGTAGTCTTGCAGCGCGTCTTGAACGTCTTATCCCAATGCGACAAAAGCTCAGTCGGGTCTTGCCAACGATACATGATACCGCGCGCGGCACCGGAAAGAATAGCGAACGGCCTATCCTTCATGCCGCCAGAACCAACCGTAGACGTAGCACCCGCCGCAATAGTGCGACGGTCAAGCAAAGCACACCCATCCGGGAGACGCCGCCCCACCTTCACAGCACCATCCACGTCAGCATAAATCACGTCAGTACGCGAACCCGAAGCAGGCGCCTCCTCAGTAGGCACCCGATCCACAGCATCAACAGGAACAAGCACAGCGCGCGTATCACCCACAGGGACATACACAACACCCGCAGACACCGAATACGCCATACCCGTCGTATCCGACACGCGGCAGCCCTTCACAAGACGCGCATCATCATGCCCATAAAACGACCAAATAACACGCTGCAAATCCTCCGGGCTAGTACCCGTATAAACATCAACCTCGCTAGGCGCAGGCTTAGTGCCAATCTTCTTAGGCGCCCTACCGAACGCATACCCCATACTAGAAACCTCCACTAAATATAAGTGTCACGGACGTGAACCTCAAGCCAACCATCGCCACCCTGCAAAGGAGCAAGGGACGGCGTAATACGCCCGCCAGGCGGGATAGGCGTCCAATCCCTACGGGTAGCCCTATGCGTAACATCACCGCCACGCAAAGTAATAGAACCAGCCATATCCACAGTCAGCGGCGTGCCACGAACAATAGGCCACGGATACTCAACCACGTCACGGCCCGTAGTGATCCGCACACCGCCAGGGAAATTACCGTTGATAACGTATTTAGGCCACGCCGTAGCCGTCCCACGGTTAGACGCCGTGTCACTAGCCGCCGCACCAGAACCAAACATCACAACGCCGGTAGCGGCAATCGGGTACTCAAGCCCAATGCCGCTACCGATAGGCGCAGTAGTAAACACACGGGTAGGTGCATACAAGAAAGGATCAACAGCCATCAGCGGAACCTTCACACGGAAAGCACTCTCACTAGACGGGTCACCCACCGGCTGATGGGAAAGCTCCCCATCCAACTGCACATACGTCTCAAGCACGAAACCCGCGTCATCAACGCGCATAAGATACGGGCCAGTATCCCACGCCACGGCAGACGCCAAACGACTAAACGCCGTATACGCCTCAGTGCCACCAACAGACTCATGCCACGTGAGCACTAAATCCATTTTGCGTGCACCACGAATAGTAGGTGCAGGGAACTGGCCGTGCCGACGGAACCGTTTCAAATCCGGCGTGACAGACGCAGACACACCACCATACCAGCCGTCGAAAGACTCGATATGCAGAATCTTCTTGCGCTCACAAGCATCCCAATCATTATGGAACTCTTGCAGGAAATCCTTACCGGAAAGCGTTATATGGAAACTACCCACTAAAACCCGGCTCCTTCCATAGCCCAAGCAATATCCTTACCGAAACGCACACCCTCACGCATAGCATCATCAGTGCGAGACTCAACAGTCACATACACGTTGTTACCCTGCGCGGGTTGCTCAACACCCTCATTATATGCCAGGGAGCGACGCATAGCTGTAGTGCCAGAAAACTCGGCACCAACAGCAACCTGCGGCGTAGCCGACAATTGCGACTGAACACCCGACATGAGCGCCACAGCCTCAGCCGCAACCGAAGGCGCTGCACGACGCAAGCCCTTAGCAACCTCCTCGCCAATCGACTCGCCCCAGCCGCCCCAGCCGGAACCAGAGAACGGCCCTTCCTTAGCGGGCGAGCGCGGGAGGAAGTTACGCGCCCTAGCAACAAGGCTACTAGCAGCCGAAGCCACGCGACCAACCATCGAGCTAATACCGTTAGCGAACGAACTACCGATAGACTGGCCGGAACCATAAGCGCTAACACCGCTAGTCGCGTTCTTAGCGCGCGTTGCGAGACTACGACCCGCCGCCGCAGCCGAACCGCCACGCGACGAAACACCACTCACATACGTGCCACCAGTGTGCGAACCGGCAGACGTAGCACTAACACTCATGGCACGCGCCGCACTAGACGCCACACTCCTAGCCATGCTAACCGCAGACCCGCGCTTCCCCGAAACACCAGACGTGAACGTGGAGCCAACGTTACTGCCAGAGGTAGAGGCGCTTATCCGCATAGCGTTCTTAGCCGCAGTAGCCACAGCGAGAGCCGCAGACTTAGCCGCGCCCTCACGGCCCTTCACGCCGGAACGGAACGAGTCAGTAAGGCTGCCGCCGTTGCCTTTAGCGTCACTCTTCATGGACGAAGCAGCGTTCTTAGCGACCGACAGCGCGTTACCCACGGCAAGCCCCATGCGGTTAAGAATGCCGCCAGCGTAGGACGTGGAAAGCGCGGCACCCTTCGGCGTAGCATCAACACTCATCGACGACTTCGCCCCCTCAGCCACACGCTTAGCCGCAGCCGACACGGCACCAGCCGCCGAATCAAGACCACTACCAAACGCCGTACCAGACTGCGAACCAGCCAGAGACGCCGCTGCGGGGTTGCTCGTAATATCCACGGGAACAGGGACACCGAAACCGCCACCAACAGCAACAGACTTACGCCCAGCCAGCACAGAACCGATAGCCTCACGCGCCAGCTCCAGCGCGTTATCCGCAAACTGCTGCGCGCTAGTATTCAGCTTGGCCTTATAGTCAGCCTCAGTAGTGTACTTTACTTCACCATTCTCGACATAGACAGCGAAACCGTCACGGATACGAACGCGGCCTTCCCACTTCTTCGCATCCACAGCCTTCTGCTGCCGCTCAATATACTCATCCAGCAGTCGATCAAGGTGAGCGTCAATACCGCCGTCTGCCTCCGCAGCGTCAGCAAGCTCAACGCGCCTATTCTCAATCTCAACAACAACATCCCGCGCAACCGAGATAGCCTCAGACGTTGCACTAGCAGCACGTTCGAGAGTGTTCTTCAGCCGATCCCAGGCAACCTTATTAGCCTTAGTAAGCTGAGTCTTAGCGTACGCAACTACCGCGTCCTTAAGGCCGCCACGCTTAGCGTTATCGGACAGCTTCACGTTACGATCTTTAGCGTCAATCGTAACGTCCTTGCCCTCCACCGCCTTACTAGGTTGCTGGCTCAGGGCCGCACTAGCCTTATCGACAACACGATCCAGCCAGCTCTTCTCGTCACGCGCAACCTGGCTAAGGCCACTATCAACCTTAGACTGGCCGCTACTACGACCGGAATCAATCTTGCCCTTAAGGTCAGCGACAGGCCCCCACCATTTAGCGCCGTCAAGCAGGCCGCTACCCCACTTGATAAGCGCGCCGCCGGTAGCATCCCACATCGACTCGGCAGTGGACACGAAATTGTCCACCTTACCGCTAACCCAATCGACAGCATCGCCAAACAGTTTAGCGCCCGTCACGAACGGCCCACCAACAGTGTCCTTCACGGCCTCGACAATATCGCTGATCTTGCCGTCGATCCAGCCGCCCACAGCGCCAATAGCGCGGGCAGCCCCACCGATACAGTCATCAACCCACGACTTTATTGCATCAACAATATCGCCGCCAATATTGACGACTTTACCGAGGGCACTACCGAAAGCCTTACCGACACCACTAAGCGTCTTAGTGACAAACCTGGCAGCGTCACCAAGAACCTTACCGGGGAGCCGGAAAGCGTTACGAATCCCGTTAGCGAACCTATCGAATACGCGACCAACATAAGTGCCGAGACCTTCGAGACCGACACTATTGAGAGCCGACTCGACCCCGTTACGGATAAAGTCTACAGCGCCACTAAACAGGCCAGCGATACCATCAACGATACCGCCAAACAGGCCACTAACCTTAGACGCAAACCCGGAAACGATACGGACAGCCGAGGAGACGGCGTTACCGATCTTGCCAGGAATGGACTTTACCGCGTCCACAACCCAGCCGAAAGCAGCGCCGATACCGCCCAGAGCATTGCCCGCTACACGCAGACCCCCGTCAATAGCCGCCTTAGCGGCCTGGAACGCACCACCGACAGTATTGCCGATAGACGCACCGATAGAGGTTACCGTCCTACCCACGCCGCCAATCAAAGAGGAGGCCCAATTGAACGCCCCCGTAATAGTGGAGGCGATACCGCCGAACGCCTTCTCGAACGGGAGGACAAACACGTTACGAACAGCCTGGAGACTAGCATCTACCGTATCAGCAAGCACGCGCATACTGGACTCGTCGAAGCCCATAACTTTCAGGCCAGCACGCACAATCTCACCAAGGAGTCCACCGCCGCCAGTGTAGACGGACGTAAGCCCACTAAAGTCGCCAGTAAGCCACCCGGTAAGCGAACTCCAGAGCATACTGAACTCGGACGTGATCGTGTCTTTCACGACATCGAAAATGCCACCAAACAGGCTAGTGCCCTTGAAGCGATCCAGGAAAGGCTTAGTGATAGCACCAACGAAACCGTCATCAAGTCCGAGAGCCTCAAGTAGCCAATTCCCCAAGTCTGCAACCCAGTCGCCGGGAATCAAATCAGCAATAAGCAGCCCCCAGCCCAACGGGCCACTGAACACGTCAAGAAGCGGGCCAAGCAGCTTACTAAGCCACTTGCCGATAAACCCGCCGATAGGGGGAATCTTGATCTTGCCGAGCATGTTCTTGAGAGCGTTAGGGATGCCCTTAAAGAACTCGCCAATCTTGCCGAACATTCCGCCGACAGACGGCAGCTTGATCTTGCCAACAAAGTTCTTTATAGCCTTCGGGATAGCCTTGAAAAAGTCACCGACCTTACCGAGCACGCCACCGACAGACGGTAGCTTGATCTTCCCGAAAAGGTTCTTGAGCTTAGTGGGGATACCCTTGAAGAACTCCCCGATCTTACCGAAGGCTCCCTTCAGTTTATCGGGCACAGCCTTCAGGAAGTCACCGATCTTGCCGAAGCCCTTCTTTAGCTTATCAACAAACGGCTTAGCGAAATCACCAATCTTCCCGAGGGCGCTCTTTAGCCTATCGGGCAGCGCCTTCATCAGGTGCTTACCGACCCACTTGCCGAAATCGCCAATCTTACGGCCCAGGTAGCCGAACGCATCACCAAGCTCACGCATGGCAGCACGCGGCCCACCAACGTTACTAACCAGAGTGCCCAGCAGGCTCGTGAACGAACCCAGGATACCAAGCTTGCCAGCGATAAACCCGAGACCGACACTCCACGAAATAAACTCTTGCGCCCACGGAGGCATAGCGCCATAAGCGTCCGCCAGCATATCAAGCAGGTTCACGAACCCCGTGAGAACATCCAACGCCACACCGCCCGTAGACGAAATAGCGTCAAACACGTCGAAGAAGAACTCCTGCAACCCCTTGTTCTCAAGCAGGTTGCTGAACGCCGAAGCAAGCTCCTCAGCAGGCTCCTTCAAGTTCTTCAGCACATTCTGTAGCGTCGGGCCAGTAGACTTCAAGAACGACTCAACGCCAGGATGGATACGCTCACCAAGATCAGCAAGCAGCAACAGCGCGTCATTCAGTGGGCCACCCCACGAATCACCCGCCACACCAACAACACCAAGCAGGTCACCAAGACCCTCAACCAGCTTACCGACACCAGGCGACACCTTCAAAATGAAGCCCGCCATGCCGTCGAAAAACTTCCTGAACCCGCGCAGTAGAGTGTCACTATTGAAACCGTCAAGGACACTACCGAGCATCGTGTGAACAGCCGGGCCGAGACTAAGCGTAAACTGCGAAATCAGTTTACCGATCTGCCCGAAAGCGGAAGTAACCTTCGACGCATTCAAGCCGACAGTGTAGTCGAAGAAACGAATCACGTCACCCAAAGGCTTCGAGATGCCGGCACGGACACCAGGATCGTTGAAGAACTTAGCGACGCCACTCATCCACTTAGTGAAACCGTCAAGCGACAGGCCGCCAGCGTCACGCGCAATATCCGTAAACGACCGCAGAATACTAATCGCGGAACCGCCCACGGAAACAATATCCTGGAACGCCTTAGCGCCTTCCTCGATCCACTTAGCGAAATTACCGTTAGCGGCGTTAGTGTCCACCCACTTATTCAGCGAACCCATCCAGCCGTTGAACACTTTCGAGAAATACGGGAAATGCTCAGAGCCGAGACTAATAAACTTGACGATAGCCTCGCCCATAGCCTCAAAGCCCGGCTTAGCCGCGTCCACAGCCTTAGTCAGGTTCTCGATCCAGTTACGCACAGACTTCCCGCCACCATGCGAGAAACCCTCAGCGAGCGCACCGATAGCGGAACCCCACGCCTTACCGAACGCCGGAGCCGTCTGCTTCACCACAGGATCAAGCGCCGCACGCATATTGTTGATACCCGTCAGCGCGCCCTTCCAGAAGCCCGGCGTGGCAATATCGAAGAACGAACCCATCCACTCCTTGAGGCCAGGCGCGTATTTATCCACATCCTTCAACGCCCTAGCGATAAGGATAAGCGACGCGCCCGCAGACGCGATAGTCGCCGGGCCAGCCAAAGCAAGGTTGAACACTTTCATTGCGTCACCGATAACAGTGAACGCGTTAGCAATCAGCTTAGTGGCACCCGACACTATCGGCCCGAGCGTAACCATCTTAGACGCAATCTTCGGGATAGACATATCCAGGTTCGGGACAATGTTCCACAAATCCTTGATAGTCTGCCACAATAGGCGAACACCCGTAGTGCGGGCAGTAAACCGGGTTAGTGAATCACCGAACGTGTCCCACAGTTTAGAGAAACCCTTAGCGCCCGCTTCCTTGCCGAACCTACGGAACGCGCCCGTAATGTTATCTATGGAAGCCCGGACACGCTTAGACTTCGCCACGTCCCAATCCACGTCTACGTGGAAGTCAGAAGCGAAGTCGCGCCGCGTCTCCTCCAACTCTTTCAGGGCGTCAGAGAGACCGAGCACAGCGTGCCTATCGCGCGTTAGAGCAGCCGTCTTCCTGGCGTGGGACTCGCGCAGCCTATCCATCGCCTTAGCCAAGCCCTCAACATGCGCATTATGCCGCCTCACGGCAGCGTCCGCACGCTCCAGCTCAGCCGTATCAAGCGTGCCAGACTTGCGCTCCAGCTTAGCGCGCAACGCGCGAGCATCCCTATAATGCTTCTTCTCCGCGTCGAAAACCTCACGGAGTTCTTTCAGGCGCTTCTTAGTGTGCTCATGCTGAACCTCGAGCGCCTTATCAAGCTCATCCACAGACGGGAACGACGCGATCTGCTCACGCAGCTTACGCGCCTCATCATCCAAATCTCGCGTTACGCGAAGCGCCTTAGCTGCACGCTCCTGCAAACGCTCAAACTCGCCCTTAGTGAGGCCAGACGGGTCGAACGCTTCCTCAATCTTATCCGCTAGTTCGTCGCGCGCAGTCTCAGCGATAGTGCGGAAACGGTCACGAACATTGTCAATATCAACGTCAATATCATCGACAACGACCTTGCCGCGCCGAACTATGGGAGCCAACGCGCCCGGCTTCTCATCAAGCTCAGCATCAAACACGACACTCTTGCCGTCAGCGAACCCTTGCAGAATAGTGTGCGCCCGAGCGACACTACGCTGCATCTCAACCAGCGCCCCACCCTTAGTCTTTACCAGGGCACGGAACTGTACCGCCATCTTCTGCTTACCGTCCCTAGTGGACTCAGCAATCTTCTTATTCAGATTAGCGATAGAGCGCTCAAACGACTTCTCAAGCCGCTTATCGTCCACCTCAATCGGGACTTTAGCAAGCGGCTTCTTCTTGTTATTCTCCCAATTCTGCGCCGTCTTGTCTAGCTTTCGGCGCGTCTCCCTAGCAAAACCGCTAGTATCCGGGGTTACCTTAACCCGGACGCGCCCAACAACATCACCAGCCATATGCCCTACCTATTCAATTTTGCCTGGAATATAGCGTGGAGATCACTAATAGCCATACCCTCACTCGCAACCGGCTTAGCCTTCTTCACCCACGGACGGTCAATGCCACGGAACTTAGGCTCCTTACCCTTCGCCCAATTCCCGGCAGACAAAGCGCCAGCCTGGCACCAATCATCCACGTCAGAAAGAATCCGCTCAAGCACGCCATACCCGATAGCGTCAGGCGTATTATTCAAAAGACTATGCGTAACCGACCCCACCGGCATATACTCAATCAGGGGTAAAATAATAGAGGGCGGAGGCCCGTCACCGCGAATAACACTAAGCAAATCCACGCCATAGTAGAAAAGCAAATCGCGGTGCAGGCCCCCGCCCACCCTATCAATAATGCGAGCGAGGGCTAGGCTTCCCCCACCTCACTACCTTCACTGTACATCTCAAACAGAGTCGCAAACAGAGCCGCATCCTCACCAAACTCCCGACGCAGCTTATCGGCAGTACCATCACCGCCAATAACCTCAAACACGTCCAGGAAGAACTTAGTGGGATCGTCAGCGATACCCGACTCGGCCTTACTAGCCTCCACAAGGTCAGCAAACTTATCGCGCTTCTCACGGCTAAGACGAAGCATGTTCTTCAGCTCAACGATGCCACCGTCGGAAAGCTCAATAACGACAGAACCGAACTTCCGCTCAGCCGCCGCGCGAATATCATCAAGTTGGAGCTTCTTGCTCATAACACCCTCCTGGGGATAAAGGAATGAAAGTTACCGAAACCTAGTATATCAGGCCGTGTGCGAATTGCCGCCCGAAGCGCCACCCGACGGAGTAGTCGAACCAGCGGAGCCGCTAGGCTTAGCGCCACCAATAGGTGTGATAGCAAACGCCCAATCGTTACCCTCATAGTTCTGGAGGGTAATCTTGATCGGGAGGCTCGCAAGCTCCTCAGTCGATTCAATCGACAGGTCATCGCCACGCGCAATCTCAGCCGAAGGCGCGTACACAGCGAAACGGTTCTCGCCGTCCTCGAACACAACAAGGAACGCCTTGCGGAGAGCCGTCGGACGCGACTTCACGCCCATGAACACTTCCGAGCCAGGGATAAGCGCCATGTCCGAACCGAAGTAGAACGGAAGCGTCGCCTTATCCCACTGGAGGAGCGCCGTAGTGAACGACTCGGTACGCGCGCTAGACGACGTGCGAAGCGACGGGGACTGGAGCGAACCAAGCGTAGTAGGCTCGCCACCCTCAGTCGCCCAAGCGAGAATATCGTCGAGCGACGTGTGCCCCATCTCGACCCACTCTTTACCGAGCTTCTTGAGATCGGTAGGTGCAGTCGTGCCGACAGGCGCAGTGTAGAATCGACCAGTCTTGACAACAAGAGTAGAGTTATCGTTGATAGCCATAAAAACTCCTAAACAGAATAAACATTAGGGCCAACCTTGCTACGTTTCACAAGCGCCCTAAACGTACAAATATACCTAACATAGTCGCTAGGCAGATCGGCGTATTGGACAGGCCCCTCAGAGGTCGCCCAATCCGACTTTCGTGCAGGGGCGGAAATCAACTCAACTTCGTTAAGCCACCCCAGCCCGTCATAGACCGGCGTATTACGCAACGCCGCCTCATACAAGCGCCTAACCACGGCGTTCAAAATAACACCGCCGTCCCTATCACCATCCAGGCCGCTAGTGAACGACTCGCACGTAAAGAAAACCTCATGCTGGAAGCGCTCATCAACCCCGAACCTGCCAGGGGAAACAACGCCACGAACAAGAACAAAAGGCGTAGGGCAATCCTGGTCAATCAGGGACGTGAAATGTAGTTCAGGAATAACGTCTCGAAGAATCCCGAGAACAATATCCTCCGGTAAAGGGATACCCGCAGCAGCAGCCTCAACAGACTCAGGTAGTGCCACGCTGCCTCCTCACCTTATGCGCCTTCCTGGATACGCGCTTAGACCGCCTATGCTTAGGCTTCTTGAACTTCTTCACGGCCCTAGGGAACGCCGCGTGGAGCGCCCTAGTTTCGCCCTCAATAAGATGCGCCTTGCCGCCGTTACCGTCATCATCCGTAGGGTCGATAAGAGAGACCGTATAGTCCGTCGCGCCCATGCTCCCATCAATACTGGAGTTACCAGTATCCCTATGCCCCAGCAGGACAGCCGTAGCCTTAGCCTCGCCTATCACACCGGCTGAAAAGACGGCAAGCCTTACCCCCTCCATATGCGCCACGTAAGGGTCAGCGTAATACTTACTCTCGCCAATAGCGCCACGACCAGGCCAGACGCGCCTATTCTTATACATCTCAACGCGACTCACCGCGCACCGCCTCTCTAGCCTGCGGCCTACGACGAATAGTCGCAGTCACGTGACGAACAGAATGAGTGCGGGTATCACGAATAGCCGGAGGGTCAGCCACGTCCCACTCGGAACCGTCCCACACAATACGCGCGCCAGGCCCGATATTGCCACGGAAACGAATAGGTAGTCGAACCTTATACATCTCAATCTCAACATCGCCACGCACCTCAGCACGCGCGTTACGGTCGTTACTGATCCCAGCCCGAACGCCACGCTCAACAGCGTCATAGTCAGGCATAAACCTCAAAGCCCCGCGCGCGTCACGCACCTGCTTACGCGGGATAACATCAACACGCAAATAACGAAGCTGCACTACCACTCGCCCCCAGGGTAATAAGGCGAATACACGTCACCGGGACGATAGTCGAACGGGAACCACTTCGCAGTGCCGTCACCGTAATCAACGGGAACGTTAGGGCCACGCCGCCCACGGCCAAAACCGCCCGAGTGCAAATACGTGTTAGCGGAATAGATGCCGCCGCTAAGCTCCTTATAGCGTTCAAGCAACAGAATCTCAGACGGCTCAAGATACACGCCGTTAGCGTTAGCGTCACCCCACATGTTCGTCTCATCAGCGCCACGCGCCGTCTGGAGAAACATGGGGTTGTTCATATGCCGCGCCGCAGCCTTCAACGTCAGCATCACAGCGATACCCGGCGCAGTAGCCGCATCCCACGACGCGACACCATACTCACGAACAAGAGTCGAAGCGTCCTCAAGCACGGCGTCAGCCATACTCACTAGACGCTCATCATCAAGCGGAAACTCTAGCCTAGCCTCAAGCTCCTCCCTAGTTGCCAGAGGTGTTTGCATAATGAAACCTCACTAAAAATCACAAGGGGAGAAAAGGGGGCGCGAGCAAGAGCGTTACACCCTCACCCGCGCCCACCACGCGAAAAGGTCAGGCCGCAGCGCCAGGCGAAGCCGGGGCAGGAGCGGCAGGCGCGACAGGCGCAGCCGGAGCCTCAATCTTAGGAGCCTTCAGACCAACAGCCGTATTGAACTCCGAGTTGGAACCGAGCTTCGACGCACCGCCAAGAGTGATCTTAAGCGAACGCACGTTCACCTCAGAATCAAGAACCTTCTCAGCGAACTTCACGCCGTTATTAGCCTTCTTAGCGTCAGCCTTGATACGCGCCTCGTCCACGACAACAAAGCCGCGATCCTTGATCTGCTTCGCGCCGTAGTAAACGTCCACAACCGAGCGGTCAACAAGGTAACGCGCGTCATAGTCACGAATCCAACGCAGCGACTTACCGTTGTAGGTAGCCGTCGAACCGAACGGAACCGAGTTAGGAATGTACGGTGCAGCCGTCACCGAACCAAACGCCGCGTCGCTAAACGCATACGCGGTATCAGGCGCGATAATATCCGAAACGAAAATGTTGAACCCGAGCCAGTTACCGATATTGCCCGAACGCACCACAGCCGGGGCCTCGTCACCAACAGACACATGCGTAGTGAAACGCGGGTCAAGGAGGAGCGCCGCCTCGAAATCCGTGCCGACAACAAGGTTGTACTTGCCCTGCGAGCGGAACTTACGAAGCACCTTACGTGCCTCAACAAGCGACTGGTAAAGGTTCTTTTCGGCACCGCCGATAGTGACCTCGTACTCGCCGCTTTCCATGACGCGAGCCGCCTCGTATTCCACGCCGCGAGCGACAGCACGCGCCTGGATAGGCATAAGATCATTCACGGTAATCTGATCGAAATCATTCTGCTCGTCAGTGAGCTGAACAGCCGAATAGAGACGGTCACCAGTGAACGTGATCGGGACAGTAGTCTCAGTGTACTGATCGAACTCGATACCCTCGGAACGGTCGTTACGGAACCTATACTGGCGGGCCGGAAGAAGACCAGGAACCTTAATGTTCACCGTGTCATCTTTAGCGCCCTTATACTGATCGAACGAAACCTGCGTAAACAGGTTAGGGAGAAGAAGCTCGTCATCGAGGAGGCCGACAGCGGTAGCCGCGATAACCTCCGGGCGAGTCTTAATGTGCTCTTTATAAGCCATGATTAGAAATCCTTACTTCCAAACGGAACCATGCGACTTGCGCGCCGTTCGCGCAAGCTCACGCGGGTCAATGCCACCCGCACCATTACCAAGGGTTGCGCCGCCCGCCAGGTCACCCGCCGGGGAATACCCACCCTTATCTGCCTTACTCTCAAGAAGTGAACGCACCTTATCGGCACGCGCCTTCACCTCTTCCTCCGTGTCACCAAAAACCAGCTCACGGTATTCCTCGGGCACGCCGGAAGAATAGTTCGCAATCATGAGATCATGCTCAAGTTTCTCAGTGCGCTCACGATACTCAGCAACCGCTGCCTTAATATCGTCATCAGTCTTAGCGCCACTCAGTTGCTCACGCAGCTCTTTATTAGCGTTACGGTAACGGGCACTCTCGGCGCGAAGCTCACGAACCGTGTTCTGCCACGACTCGGGAAGCTCATCAATGCCGCCGCCACGCGAATCAGTGTTAGGCTCCTCGGGCTTACCGCCCGTACCCTCACCGTTCGCCGTTACCGTTTCGTTACTATTCTTGGCCTCGCCAGCGTCCGGCTGCGCGGCCTTATCCTGCGTCACTTCATCAGTAGGCATATTCCCTCCTGGGGTGTAGTAATCAAATCTCCCGACCCATCGTTTGATCGAGAGTAGTGCCTTCTAGGCGGTCACGCATAAAGCGCCTAAACTTATTCAGGTCACTATCCGCGTGCTTATCCCAAAGGACGTGTAGTGTTCTGTTCTTCAAGAACAGTGGACTCTCGAAGTATTGCTCCTTACTGAAAACAGGCTCAACACTACAGAGACAGCCCTCATGCCACGGCGAACTAGCGGTCGAACGCTCCGTGTAAAGCATGATGCCGCGCGACGCGAGCGTCAGACACCACGCACACGGCTGCGGGCTATGCGGCACACGCACAAACCCGATAGCGCCCTTATCGTTACTAGCCGTGCCCTGCACGACTGAACGCGCGCCCTGCAAAGCGGCCTTAGCCGCCGCAGCCGCGTTCTTAGCGCGCTTAGCGGCCTCACGTTTAGCTTCACGCTTCTCGAACGCGCGTTGCGCACGCCGAGAATCCTCACGCCTAGACTCAGCCAACTCGTCAGCACGCCTACGCTGCTCACGCTCAGTGGCCTCACGCATCTCACGCTCAGCACGCTCAACCGCCTCAGTGAACCGCGCTATCTCCTCATCCAGGTCACCGTAGACGGCCTCGTTCGCCTCACGTAGAGCATCGCTCAAATCCTCCACAGTGATCGACACGGACTCGTCCCAACCGTCAGGCTCAGGGCCATACAGCGAATCATCCACAAGATCGGGTAGGCTATCGAAATCCATAGCCTCGTTACGCTCAACAAGCTCAACGAAACTAGAATGATCCTCCCCATACGGGAACAATACCTGCGAGCGAGGATCAGACTTAGGGTGAGACAACGCTTCACGCACACGGCCACGTTCACTCTCAGGAATCACCGAGAAAGCGCGACGCTCAAAATCATCGTAGAGGGACGCTAGAGAAACACGCTTAGGCGCGTCCTCCCCCGCCAGGGCCGTGTCCGGTAGCCGCAACGTGGCACCCGTCCACGCCGCACGCATCAACGCATAAAACGACCGCGCGACACCCGCCGAAGCCGTATACGCTACACGCACCGCCGCGCTAGACGAAACCGTGGCAGCACCATTCACCGGAGCGGAAGCCGCCCCCATAGCCACATACACTAGCGCGACAGTGAAAAGCCACTGCGCCTTATGAAGCTGTTCGTCCGAAGCCCGCTGCGTCTGAACCGACCGCACCAGCCACCATCCTCTCCATGCCCGTCAAAGCGTCATGGTCACGGAGCCTAGCCGCCAGGTCACCCTCAGGCGCCTCGTTCTCACGCATCTTCATCCACTGGCGCAGCTTCGCACCCGTCATGCCAGGCACCTCAGCCCACAGGGCCGTCCGAGGAATATCAAGCATCTCGCCCATCTTGCCGAGCGCGTCCGCAGCCGCCGAAAGCGACGTAGGCGAAGCATCAGCCCACACAACCTCAGTACCCTCATCAGACGCGCGAGCATCCTCACCCATAAGCGTCATAGCGTTGCGGAGCATATTCTCGTACAGCTCGCCCAACACGATACGCACCATGCCGTCACGGCGCGTCTTAGCAATCTCAGCCGTCTGCAAAGCCTCAGCCGACAGGTTAGCCATCTCACCCATAAGATACGTCAGTGGCGTCTGTGTCTGCGCCATAAACTGGCGAACCCTAGAATCCAGAGCCGTAATCAACGGAGCGATATTAGTCTCATCAAGCGTCTGGAACTTAGTGTCCGGGTCATCCGCGATAAGGAACCGCTTCTGGTTCATGTGGATCGGGATCGGAATCTCCTGCCCGTTCTCATCCAGGATAGGGTCACCAACGGCGGGCTTAGGTGTGCGAAGCCACTGCGCCTCAAGCTCCTCAAAATCCGGGTCGCTCGGTTCAGGGCGCGGATACGCCGCCTCAATAGCGGTCGCAGACCAGCGACGAACCGGAGGCGCCATGCCACTAATCGCACGAACCTTGAACGAACCCCACGACTGCGCCGCAAGCAAATCAAACGACGTCTGGTTCACCTGCTGCGCCGCGTTGATAGCAGGACGCACAAACCCATGCGGAACGCCGTCAAGCCCCATATACAAGTGCGCACGCACCACAGGGCACTTGCCAAGCCCATGCTCACCCATAGGCGTAATACGGTAGTCGCGGTCACCCGGCTCAACACGCCAATACGACGTAGCATCAAACAGGTACGCCAAGCGGATATTCCCCACCGTGCCGCTACGAATCACGAAACCCCACTTAGGTACCGTGTCATTGATCGGGTCAGAATACAGGGACGCCGCGCGATCAGCCGGGAAAAAGTCAAGACGAACCTCACCCGTGTCAGCGTCACGCATCGTCAAACCGTAAACGATACCGTGGGCAGCAAGAGTCCTAGTCACAGACAACTGCCTAGAATCCATATGATTACGCTGCCACACATTCATCTCGGGAGCAATATCGTCACCCGTGCCCCCATCCTCGAAAACATCCGCGAGCGCAGCAACACTCGAATGGCGGATATTCTCAACGTGACACGACTCAGCCACAGAGTTGATTACCAGCGGGAAAAGGTTCATGATACTTTTCTTCGCTAGTGAACGAAACTCGGCGTCCGCGTTATCCGGGATGTACGGCTGCGGGTGGTCACCATGCATGTAAGCATCCGCCTCGTCCACAAGCCACGAATCGCGGCGACACACGTCAATACACTCACGCAGGGCGCTACGCACGTTAGACGGAACACCGGCAGTGTCTCGAACAGAATCCATGAAAACTCCTAATAGAATCCGACACGCCCCGTGCGCTTGCGCTTCTCGGGGGCGCGGGCACGCCCCTCAGTAAAGACGCGCATAGCCTCAAAAGCCAGCATCATCGCCGCGTAAGCATCCACCTTGCGCGGCGATGATGCTGGCTTTTGAGGC